TTGTGCCCAGCTTGGATTATATTCAGTTTCGTTTCCTTTATATTCGTCATATTTAATAACAATATCTTTAGATTTCATACAATATAATAATTGTCCATCAATTACAAATTCCCATTCTCTTAAAGGATTAAATCCTATTACATCTTCTTTATGGACATCTAGTTGTGTTAATATATCATTAGTATATTTTAACACCCCTTTTTGTTGTTTTAATATTTCTGTTTTAGATTTATCTGTTTCTCTTACAGGTTTTACAAAACAATAATCTAAATTTGTTAACCATTCATCTTTTTGTTTATATAAATATATTTGGTCTAAAGGACAAAAATATAAATTTTCAGTAAAATAATTTCTACTATTTCTTTCATTCCCTCGTATATCATACCATCTTCTAAATATATTATGATGTACTACAACTACATCCCCTTTTTTTATATTAGTACATAAACTTGTAGGGGTGGAAATTACTTTGGCCATTCTATTTATATATACAAATTCTTCTATACTTGTATTAACAACTAATTTAGAATCACCTACTTCTTTTTCATTATTATATCTTCCATCAATAGGGGATATAATAAAATTAAATAAACCTTTCATTAATATTCTAAATCATATTCAACAGAGATTGCCATATTAGAATTGAATTTCTTCCAAGGTACAATTTCTTTGTTTTTTTTAATTAAAATATTATAAGAATTATCTTCAGATTGGTGTAATATATGAGAGATTTCATGGCCTCCATAAACTTGTTGGCCTACAGCATAATGCATGGCTTCATTTTTATAATCTGCTCCTATACTGATTTTCCTTATATTACTTGACATTATCTTTAATCGCCTCATATGAACCATCTTTTAAATTAATATTAATAGGTCCGTACTTATCTTCTAATTCTTTTTTTAGCTTTTCTTGATCTTCATTAACACCAGCTAGCTCATGTAAAATTGCATGCTTTTGCGATTCTAAAACTCCCATATTTTGCAACATGGTTCTGATTTTATTTTGAAAATCAATTATTTTATCGAATTCTTCTGTTTCTAATTTATTCACTTTTTTACTCATAATTTAATTTTATTTAATTAATATTAGTTTACTTATTTATAATCACCTATTTTAAAGGTATTTTACTTTTTTTTAATAGACTGAAATTTCTCTGCTCCACGTGATCCAAAATAGGCTACATATACAGTAACAAGAAGAGTCTGTAATAAACTTACCCATCCTTCACTTACATGAAAATCCCATTCAAAACTATCTAATAATATTAACAATACCATAGATAGTGTTAAAAATATTAAAGACATTGGTCGCGTATTTTTACTTAACCAACTATCTGATTTCATATCCGACTCCCAGCGCTTTGATACTTCTTCCATCTCCACCATATCTTGCTCTAATAACATCAATGCTTTCTCTTTGTCTTCTGGTAGTAATGTATCATCTTTAGTTATAAGATTTTTTACTATTCCAAAAATACCAGCATCTGGTAATATATCACCAGCTATGCCTAGAATTCCAGGAGCTACTTTAGTTAGAAATCCTCCAACCTTTGTATCCTTAAAACGTTTTTTTGCCATTATTTACCTCTTGGTACATATTCCCATTCTTTACAAACTTTTTTCATTCCACGTTTTTTACCTTCACTTGTATCATCAGTTTTTTCTTTTTTAACACCGACACATCTACCTTTTTCTTCACTCCATACTTTATTGCCCTTACAAGTTTTATCTTTTACTTTTTCTACTTTTTCTTTCTTTTCTTTTTCTGGCTTAGCAATACACTTACAAGCATCTTTATCCCACATTTTGTCTTTACCACATCCACCTTTAGGTCTAACACATTTTGCCGATGAACCACCTCCTTTTTTTGTTGACTCTATCTCTTGATCCCCAGCTTGACCTACACATTCACCATTTTTCCATACATATCCTGATTTTTTATCACACTCTGTTTTGCTTGTGATTTCAGTAGCTGTTCCTCTTGCTGTTACTTCTTCGGTTTCTAACTTATCTTGTTCTGTCGTATCTGGAGTATCAGGAGTATCTTTTTCCCAACTACAATTAAAACCACCAGACTTTGTGCCTTCTGGTTTCCTACTTCCATCTTCATTTAGACAAGCCTTTTCAAAAGCTGTATTTGGTATGTTTTTAGCTTTTTTACCTTTCTTTCCTTTTTCTCCTCTTTCTAAATCTGTTTGAGTTCGTGTAGTAGTTTCTGTAATATCATCATCTGTAGTTCTTTCACTTACTTCTTTCTTATATGCAGCTGCTGTCCAACATTTATTATTATGCCAAACCATTGGTGATTTACAACTTTCTTTATCATTTAAAGGAGATGATTGATTACAGTCATTACATGGCAATGCTGATGATTCCTTCATATATTGACCCTTTGTTGATTGTACTATTTCATCACCTTTATTTAAATTATTTAATGGGGATCTTTCATTCCAATTTAATGGAGATCCATAACCTTGATTAAATGGAGAATATTTCATTTTAAAAGCTGTGGATTTCATTGAAACTCCTTTTGGATTATTTTTTTCAAGTTCTGTAATTTGACTTCGTACATTTTCTACAGTAGGTCCAGTTACATCAACTTTATTTTTAGTATAAACTTTTTTACCTTCTTTAGTACCGGTGCCAGCCCAACCAAATCCTTTTTCTTTGGTTACTTGTCTTTTATTATTAAAAATTACATCTCCACTATCACCGCCACCAGAAATTCTTTCTCTTCCTCCTTTGGATACAGTTTTACTACCAACAATGCTACCGCTAGCTACTCTGCTTCCTTTGTCAGCATCTGATAAAAAACTATCCTTATCTATACCAGAAGTCATAGCCTCTGCAGCCGATCTAGCTAGTCTTCTTTTTGATTGTCCACCTTTGTAGATGTTCCCAGTTCCACCACCTGTGGCTCCTGAAACATTCCATCCCCCACCTTCTTTTTCCGTAGCTGAGAAGCCTCCAGTTTCTTTTACTGCTTTTTTTATTGCTCTTTTGGTTTGACG